GTGACATTCAATGATCGGAGTCTGGCGGAAGATTACTCAGTGCGAAAACCCATGGTGGCTTGTTCACCATGGGGAATAGCCGGGATCTGTCCGCCGTACACTGATCGGAATGACGTGATTACCTTTTGGAGTGGAATGCTCCACCGGGGAGCTGGCAAAACGCCGGACCCGGATCCAATAATGAGTGCAAAGAAATTGGAAATCCATAATGAGATTTGTGAGAGCCTTTTCAACCCCATATCCACAATGGATGTCATGGATGATAAGGAGGCCTTGGATCTCACAAATTATACGCAGCTCCAAAAAATCGAAAAGATGGGTCAGATCGACAACGCACAGTTGTTCGACATGGAAACTATTAAAAACAAGAAAACCGCTTGTTTCGGTAAAGAGGAGAGCTCTGCCAACCCCGGAAAGCACACTAGGGGTATACAGGGCATGCACGAGGACACATGGTCGAGTGGCATTTTTCCAAGTCTAGGGAAGTACGTGAAAATGGTGGAAACTGTTGTTTACGATTTCCCGACTTGTGTTAAGCACATGAAACCGGAATCGGCATTAGCGAAATTGGAGGAATTGGGAGTGGGGACGAAGAGCGTGTGCGATTACAGCTCATACGAAGCTTCGTTTAGTCGAACGGTGCAAGAAACAGCGCAGTTCCCGGTCTATGATTGGACGCTGCAACTGATGCCGGAGAAGGACGAAGTGTTGGAATACGCAAGGTGGGCTTACGGGGGAACCAATGATGTGCGCACTCAAAGTGCGCAAGCTTGGATAAAGAACCTTAAGTGCTCTGGTGATTTCGACACATCATTGTCCAACTACTGGGACAACACTATCGACTGGATGACAGTCTTTCAAGTCAAACACGATGTCCATTGGACTGATGCGATGAATTGGGTTCTCTGCGAAGGGGATGACAACATCACTGATGATCATGGGTACGAGTTTGAGCCAGAGGATTTCTCGCCTCTTGGTATGACAGCGAAGATTGAAACGAATTTAAGTTTGGAGGAGGCGGGGTTTTGTCAAAAATTCATGTTCGGAGGCACTTTATTGGGTGACCCGGTCAGATATATGGGAAAACGCTGCACTCTAGACAGCAAATACGCAGGGAGCAAAACTAGGAAGAAATTAGAAATGGTTAGGGCCAAGGCAATGTCGACCCTATCTCAGATGCCCAACGCGCCGGTGATTGCGGAAATGGCTTGGAAAGATTACACCCTAACACAGGGTATCTTCGTGAGCAAAAAAGCGATGAATTCGGCACTAAAGTGGGGGGCAACTT